GAATCGTCAGAGTAGACGTAAACACTAACTTAAAATAAACGCAAACGATGAAACGTTCGCACTAGCAGCTTGATGCTAGACGGGGTACGGCTCCACCTTGTTATCCAACGGGCCACTTTGAAAGGTAAGTAAACATGAAGACTTTTATTATATTCATGTTGTTATGGATGACAGCACCAATATTACAAGCGGAAGATGAATTTCCGGAACAATTTATCCCTCTTGAATGTTACCCAACTCAGCCATTTCTCAAAAGATTTAGAGAAGTATACGGCGAAGAGTTAGTATTCATGTCAGGAAGTGTTAACCAAGTAAACGAAGAATTATATCATCAACTATGGATGAATCTTTCTACACAAACCTGGACATTTATGGTTTCAAATAAGCCAAGAGAGAAAATTTGTGTTATTGCATCAGGTCAAGGATTTGCTGACTTAAGTCAGATTGGAATATAGCCTTCTAACCTATTGAAAAATAAATTTAAAATAAATTCAAAAAAGTGTGTACATTCCTGTCCAGCTGCTGTATAATATCCACATCGAAACAAAAAACATAGTGGAGAATATATTATGGCACATCAAGTTGAAACAATGGCGTACGCTGGTGAAACTCCTTGGCATGGTCTTGGCGTATCAGTTTCAAATGATTTGACACCAGTCCAGATGATGGAAAAAGCTGGCGTTGATTGGACAGTTCAGGAATGTGAATCTTTCGTCGACTTCAACGGCGAACGCATCTCTACTGGCCAGAAAGCTCTCGTTCGTTCTACTGACGGTAAAGTTCTTACCAACGTAGGTAAAGACTGGAATCCAGTCCAGAACGAGCAAGCTTTCGAATTCTTCAGCGAGTACGTCTTTGCTGGTGACATGGAGATGCACACTGCTGGATCTCTGAAAGATGGTCAAATGGTATGGGCTTTGGCAAAAGTCAAAGAATCATTTGACTTGTTTGGCGGAGATGAAGTAGAATCTTATCTCCTTTTCTCTAACCCACATCAATATGGTAAGTCAATCGATGTTCGATTCACACCGATTCGTGTGGTTTGTAATAACACATTGTCTCTTTCACTGAGCATGCAAGCGGAACGTCAAGTGAAAGTTGGCCACCGTGTTGAGTTCAATCCAGGTGAAGTCAAGGAAGCTCTTGGCATTGCATCTGAAAAGCTTGCAACATACCGTGAGATGGCTGAGTACCTTGGTTCAAAGCGTTTCTCAATGGATAAGTTGATTGAATACTACAACACGGTTTATCCTCGTACGTCTGATAAGCGTGTACAGGATAAGAAGTTATCTGTTGAGACACTATCACGGAATGCAAAGGAATGTCTCGATGTTCTTGAGACTCAGCCAGGTGCTGAATTTGCTGAAGGTTCATGGTGGCAGGCATACAACTCAGTGACGTTTGTTACTGACCACGTCCAAGGACGTAACGCAGATAATCGTCTGTATTCGTCATGGTTCGGTGGAAACCAAACGCGTAAGAAAAACGCTTTGGAAACTGCTATTGAGTTTGCGGAGGCGGCGTAAGCCCCTCCACTCTGTGCTAAAGTATAGTGTACAACTTTTTCTAATATAGTATAATGGACCTACAAATTGAGGAGAATATTATGAAAAATCGTGTATCAGAAAGCTATATCGGAACTTTCAAGACTCTTGACAAAAACTTTGACGGTGATATTGAGTCAATCCGTCTTCGCGTAAAAGGTATGAACGCTGATGAAAAAGAAGTTGGTTCAGACCTTCGCTATCGTATGGTCCTCCGCGGCCGTCGTCCTTTCAAAAAAATGATTAAGGTTCATCCACATTATGAATGGATGAATACTCCTAATCCTGTCTCTTATGACTATTTCGGCAATATCGTCGGCGGTCTCGAGAATGCTTCTGAGGTTGACGTTTACATCTACGAACGTTAAAAACGTATAAATAGTACCATAATACTTTTATTGTGGTACTATTTTTATGCTCAGGTTAAAAGCATTTTTACTGGAGAAAGCCGTGTTTAGTCCAATGACGAGAGCCGAATGGTTCAAGTATGGAGACAAGCGTCTCAATGCGTTAATTGATGCAATCAAGGCTGGGAATCCTATTCCAGACAAAAACGGTAAAGATGTAGATGTTCCTAATACTACCGACAATATTAAAGCGGTTGAAACATTTATTAAGTCTGAGTCAGATAAAACGTTTTCGCTTAAGCTTTCAAATGGTCAAAGCTTAGAATCAAATCAAATTGGTAAGTCACCACTCTTTGGTGGTAAAGGTGCTGGAGCTGGCGCAACCGGTAATACTGCTGATGGTGAGTCATTACAATGCTTGTATCTTGAAGCCATGCTAAAAGAAGGCAATCAAGAGTTTTCTCATTTTACGCCAGAACTTTTAAAAGGTCATATGCGTGGAATTGATGTGGATGTATCGTTTGAAAAAATGATGAAGGCTGCAGCTGAATGGCACTACTCAGCATATGTAACTGCAAAGCATTTAATTAAAGAAGGATTTGTTACAAAGCAACATAAGTTTCATCGTGGATCTGCTACTATGAAAGCAATCTATAATATGAAAAAGACTGCATTCAAAAACTCAGGTAAACCAGTTCTAACGGATGACAAATGGAATCCAGGTGATATTTGGGCAGTTAGATCTGGTGTAGATGTAAAAAGAGCTTTAGATCCTACATCGATTGAAACATTGAATGCTACACTTGCAAAGAACTTTGTATCACGTGATATTGTAGGTATTTCGCTGAAACAGATCAACAAGCTTGAAGCAAAGGCTAAGCATCAGGTCTTGAACATGGAAGAGAAAGAACTTGATCGTCATGAGTTTACTCGTGTAAGAGTTAAGGCTGAGCAAAGAAAATCTACATTCTGGTCTGGTAAAGGTGCCGACATATTCTTTGATAGAACATCAAAAGCAGATATGAGATCTCCAAGCGCCATGGGTGCAATTAATATGGAGATCATTTTGAAAGGTGCACGTGGAGGTAGAGCAGGATATTCTCAACTTGAATATGCTGCAAGCACTTTCTTAAATGTAAAGCTGCCAACAAATGCTCAACTAAAAACTGAAGCGAGAACAATTTTACGTACAAAGAAAGCACCAGATTTATTTAGAAAGGCAAAGGCGATCGATTCATCAATCACACAACAAGAGTTTGATGAAGGATTAGAATCAGCTACTATCGATAGAATTCATGCAAAGCTTGGTGTAACAACGATTGCACATGCTTTACATACAGCAAAGAAAAAGCAACAAGATGATTTTATGTCCTACATGGTTAACTATGCAGGATCAAAACTTTCAGACTCATCGGTCTACGTTAAAGTGAGTGCAGCATAATGGCATATTCAGGTTCAAAATATATAGAAGACGATTACCTCAGCGTTGCCTTAGGCCGTGTGAGAAAAACATCTCACATTAACAAATTTGGATTTAACGATCAAGTTCCAACTTCATGGGAACTTGTTCAGGTCGGAAGTGCTAATATTGTATATCCAACAACAGCTGCTGTAGCTTCTGTTGTTTCTGATGATTCTAATGATACTTCAACTGGAACTGGTGCGAGAACTGTTTCAGTTCAAGGATTAAATGCAAACTATGATCAGGTCACGGAAATTGTCACGATGACTGGTCTATCGGCTGTAACAACAAACGAAACGTTTATTCGTGTTTTTAGAGTAAGGGTAGAAACTGGTGGTTCAAATAATGGAGCTGTAGGAAATATTACAGTGTCTATTGGTGGTAATGTACAAGTTACAATAGATCCAGAATATGATAACCAATCTTTACATGCAGCATATACGGTACCACGTGGATATAATGCGCTTCTTATAAGAATGCAGGTAACTTCTACCAAAGATAATAAAGCTGCAATGGTAGCTATAAAAGCTAAACCATTTGGCAATGATACTGTATTTCAATTGAAGCAATTAGTTGAAGTATATAGAAATAGTGTAGTAGTTGATTTTCCTGTTCCTCTTAAATTTGGAGAGAAAACAGATATTGAAATGGTAGCAAAAAATCTTAACAGTGGAAATGTTTCGATTGGAGGAACATTTGATTTAATCTTAGTGGAAAGATAATGAGCTTTAAAGAATTTATAACTGAACAGAAAAATACTCATATGACTCACATCGAGGACAAAGTTCTTTATGGTGGAGTCAAGGGAACTCGTGAAGCAATTTTAGCTTTACGTGCTTTACGTGATACATTTGCTGGAGAACATGATGGGAAAGTATCTGTTAAATGGGATGGAGCTCCTGCTATTTTTGCTGGTACCGATCCTCGTGATGGCAAATTTTTTGTAGCAAAGAAAGGGATCTTTAACAAGAGTCCAAAGGTTTATAAGACAGATGAAGATATTGATGCAGACACTAGTGGCGACCTTGCGATTAAACTTAAACAGGCTCTTGCTCACTTGCCGTCTCTTGGGATACGAGGTGTGGTTCAAGGTGATTTTCTTTTCTCAAGCACTGATCTTAAAACTCAGAAAATCAAAGGATCATCCTATATTACTTTCCATCCTAACACGATTGTCTATGCGGTACCGTCAAATACGCAAATGGCGAAAGACATTAAACAAGCCAAAATAGGAATTGTTTGGCACACAACTTATACTGGTAATTCGTTTGAATCTATGAAAGCGTCTTATGGAGTTGATGTAAATAAATTTAAAAAGACCAAGGATGTATGGTCACAAGACGCTATGTTAAGAGACATGACGAATTACACGATGTCCAAAAAGGACACGGAGGAAGTCAATGAATATCTTACACAAGCCGGGAAGCTGTTTAACCAAATCTCAGGTTCAACACTTAGACAGCTCGAATCTAATCAGCAGCTTGCAAAACATATTGAGCAATTTAACAACTCCTACGTACGAGCAGGCACAGTTGTTAATGACACTGCAGCGCACACGAGAAAACTC